CAAAAATATGGTCTGTCCCTAATATATAGCTCCCGCCATATATAATAGACATCTCCATCGTGTGCGGGGTTCTCTCAAATACACTCCCTGACTTTTCTTTGTACTCAAACCCTTTGTAGTAAAACCCTGTATTTCCGTGTCTGCTCTCTTTCTCTTCGAAACGCATAGAGTCCACGGATACAAACTGAAAGTCCAAAACATCGACCATGTATTCGTCGTACCCGTACATCGTCTTCTGCATCCTGTCGTTATAGCTCGTCTGGCTTAGCTTACCTATATCGTTTCCTTGGTTGTTCTTAACCTTCTCCGCTATTTTCTTAAACTCCTCCTCCGAGAATTGATCTCCCGCCAGTCTCTTAAGTTCTTGGATAGGCATTCTTTTAACGTCCCCTGCATATACTATATCTCCGAAATTAGGATCCTCCGTATGGCTATGTACAAAAGTTGTAGGGTCTACATACTCAAGTGAGATACCTTTGTTTGGATCGTTTTTTCTCTTTACCACGGCCATACCTAAAGCCACTAAGTCGTTAACAGATCGTCTATATGTAGTGTCTGAGAAGTTACTCCAGGCCAAGGTCATATTTGTCCCTATCTGAGCGGCTATCTCTGCGTCTGTCTTTATATTTGTGTCCATAAAGATTTCAGCTTCCTCCAGTGTAGAAGGAATTTCCTCGGGATCCATATCCAATACCACCCCCGTTTTTTCCTTTAGGGAACGAAGCAGTTCCTTCGCCTCCACTTGCATCTTTATCTTGTCTTTCTTTTTGTTCTTTTCAGAAGAAGAAAGAGGATCAATAGATTCTAAATTAGGGTAAGGATCTCTAGAGAGGATCTTATTCACCACAATCTTTACAAACTTCGGGAGGATAGGTACAGGTGTATAGTCTAGATTAAGAAGACTTCCATCGCCTTTATTTGGGGATAGGGAGTTTAATAATTGCTTGTATATACTCGTATCCTGCGTACCGTTTGCGTAGTCTCGATTTCTCTCAAATACGTTGTTTCTTTTACCAAACAACGATGACGCCTCATTCATCTTACCCCATTGGCCGTGAATAGCTTTAGCGTACTGAAGTCCATACGACATGGACTCTTTTGTGGGTTGATCCGCTAGAGGATCTGGGAACCCTGTTTTTTTATTTACGTCTTCGTGTCCATACATATTATGCAAATATAGTGAATCATCCGATTACATCATATCTCCTAAAGAACCTCTGTTCAGTAAAGTCTGTTTTAGGTTTAGGCTTAGATTTTTGTGCCGCTAAAAGGGCTAATCCTGAGCTAATCGTTAAGTCAAATTTTGTTCTTTTATCTATTTTAAATCCTATCCAATCTTCCATTGTATCGTTAAGATACATTTTCCCTATCTCTCCAGAATCGTAGTTAATACCTACGTGGTCATGTATATAAGCCTCTATAGCGTGAGCGTGGGCTTGTATTACATCCTGTGAGTTTGAAGGTATTCCTTTAGTCTTTACGCTTGCGGTAGACGACGCCCCTTTGAGATGTTCTGGGCGATCCATTAGATACCCATCGTAACCCCTTGATTCAAAATATCTTACTATACCGTACTTATTGTTCTCCACTAAGAGGGGGTACCCGTAAAAAAAAGCGGCCATTAAAACGTCTTCGTAAAATATCTTAGCCAGATCTGGGCGAGAAGCATACTCCAGCACAAACATATTTGAAGGGTTCTCCATGTGGAACTTGTTGTACAGATGCAGTGCCCCTTTGGACCCTCTTCCGTCTAGCGTAGCGTCAAGGTCGTATGAGTCAACTCCCCCGCAGCCTCTATCTGCAAATGGAGCAACCTTTTTACCTCTATCGTTCTTTAAAACATTGCGCTGCTCGTTAGGTGGCATCCAACTTACCTTAAACCGTCCGTTTATATCAGGGCTAAAAACAGCTTCTTTGTCTTTCTCCTTCCATATAAAGTTTCCTCTAACTACAGGGTTGGGGAAAAGCTCATCGTTATATTCTATCTGCTGGTATATCTTACCTATATTAAACAAGCTACCTTCGATACTATCCCGAAAGGCCTCATCCTCTGTAAAAGGGAACTGCCTCGTAACCTCATTCAGCTCCGAAGGGTCGTGCTTTAGGGAGGCCCTTTCGTTCTTTAGATAGGTCTTAGACCCGATAGATATATCTACCCCATCTATACCTTCTACTATGGCGTCAGGATCGGTTGTAACGGGCTTGCCATATATGTCAAAAAACCCCTCTAGGGATTCCTGAGCAGGGATAAAGAGCCTATATAAACCGCTTACCGTTCTGCCGTTTGCGTTTCTCTCCAAAGGATCCGAATCCTTCCATAGATCTTTGTATTGCCTCCCGCCTTTGTCCATCGGATTTACTGTGCTTCCGACCAGAGCCTTCCCCACGATTTTTCTTCCGACGATCAAACATGTCCTCTGAATCCTCCATGCGTCCTTTATGTCTGTAGGTCTTTCCCATTTTCCTGCTTCATCAAGATATAACAGGTGTAATTTCTCCCCGTCATATGCGTTGTTAGTTGTGTTTTTCCAATTTATAACCGTATTCAAAGCCTCTCCTGTCTGGGAGGTTTTATTCTTTTTGGTTATTCTCTTTGATGGCTCTCTAAAAGCCAATTCCATACGTGGGTTCGTTGTACCGTCCTGAATAGGCTTAAAGAAGAAAGGGTAGTTTCTAAACATGTAAACCACCTTCTTCATAAAAATATTCTCCTGGGCATCTTTACCTGTCTTAGATTGTATCCCAAGAAGCTTTTCTTTCACTTGAGTTCCTTCGTCTACGAGAACCGCAGAACATATATTCGTGTACCCGCTACGACGGCACTTAGTGTATAGCTGCCCGATACATCTCGGGTCGGTTTCGCACGCGCACATATGTAAAAATATATCTCTTTGGAAGTCTAAAAAGTATGGGTATCCAATATCCAGCTTGGTCCACTGGAGCATCATATAATGCCTCCCCGTAATATATGTAGGTGTACCGTCGTTATAAAACCAAAAACCCTCACGCCTACGCCGAAACTCTTCTTCGATATATGGACGAAACCTCGCTCGGAACTCCCTTGGCATCGCCTCCCACTCATCCATAGAACCAATACGAGACAGTTCCTTCGGCAAAGGTATCCTTCCCCACACTTGCAAAGAGTTTGATTTTTTATATCCCGAAATTTCTTTTTTCGGTGGCCTTTTCGGAAGACATATGAGTAACCCACCGAGGTCGATAATCTCACCCTCCGTACCGTTGGGACAAATTTTAACTGCGGGGGTATCATAATCTTTTACATCAAGTAAGACGGACATTAATAGCTGCTGCCGTTCCTGTTCATTCTTCCGAGAGAAGGAAACCCTGTTTTAGGATCAGACGGCTCCATAGCTTGCCCGCAAGGGCATTGAGCGGAGCTTACCACCTCCCCGTTTTTTACCGATATTGTTACCTCGCTTATCTCTTCTTCGTGATCTAAGCAGTTACATTGATACTTCGCCATATTATTAAATTTTATTTACGTTTAGATCCTTTTAGCCTGGACTTTTCTGCTATGCCTCGATTTTTAGAGGCTTTCATAACTCGAACTTTTGAGCCCTTGTGGTGTATATCCATCCCATCACCTTTCTTTACCAGCCCCATTTTTGTGAGCCTAGTTCTATTCCTATTCCTCAGAGCTCGGTTTTTCTTCTGTTTCCGTGAGGATTGAAACTTGCTGTATTCCTTTTTGTAATTTCTTTTAGCTAATTTCATTCTTCCACAAAGTTAAGGAAAAGTTCTAACTGTTCAACTACAGGTGAACACTCGTCTTCTTCCTCTCTCTCGGTATAGCTTCCAGCCCCCCAGCTTCCTGATCTACGCTCATCGTAGTGGTGTATAGAGTGGCAGTTTGCGCATAGAACCTCACACTTCTCCACCTCAATCTTAACGGTCTTGAAGATATACCCCTTCCCTATAAGGGTAGCTACGCTATGTTTCTTTGTAGAGGAGTCTTTATGGTGTAACTGCAGACACCTCTTATCTGTTTCCCCACAGTGATCACACCCCATAGAGGCTTTGTGGTTATCCACCCACTTGTATATCTTACGTTTCTGCTCCGCCGTTTCCTTTGATATACAAGACTTACACCTATTAAACCTATTTATCCCGTCGGCCCTTAGATAGAAGTCGTCTTCCTCCTTCAGTCTTTGACAACTGCGACACTGTATCATTTTGAGAATCTTTCGGCAAACCCGCCAGAGTAGTCCCGCGCACCGCTTATCTCCCCGCTAGTCTCTAGATCTTTAACCATCTGGGCCAGCCTCTGTCTCTCGACGATAAGGTCTTTGCAGTCCGTCGCTGTTTGTTTTATAGATTGAAGCTCCGCCTTTCGTGCGGATCCGTTTATCTCAGGATCGACAGGCTTTTTTATCTCTTCGATCATATTATCTATAGCAACCTCCATGCTGTTCATAAGTCTCTGGGAGGCGCTTATTGTAGTAAATTTATATTTCGACATACATTAGGTCTTCTGCGCGGGTTCTGAAATAATCCACCCCGTCTATGATTATACGGTAATCTCTGTTTTGTTTAAAGCCAACTATATCTCCAGGTACGACCCCCAGCTCATCAGCCTCTTTGCAGGTATATACCACCTCTGCTTTAGTTGGGAGCTTTTCTGTTAGGTCTACTATCTCTATGATATCAGACTGAAGAGTCAGTTCCTCTTGCTCCACTTCTTTGAGTAAACACCACCCCGCTAAACATCGTATCTTATTGTCCTTCTGGCTCTTATATGCTATGGCTTGGTTCCCTACAGCTACTTCTGGGTCATACTTTACTATATAGGTGTTGTCCTCCTCGGTGAGTATCTGTCCGTTATTGTTTCCCCCGAGCACTACTAAATGATGGAAGTATAAGATATCCCCTTCTTCTACCCCCGTATCGAATTTAAACGGGGTGCACATAACCTCCCCTTCGGTTGTCCTGTTTTTAAAGTCATCAAACCTCGCATCTACATATAATTCAAAACCGCTTTGTGAGGTAATCGTGTCTTTAAGTCTATTCTCTATCTTAACGACAAATAAATTAAACGTCTTCATTTTTTTTGGTTTTGTATGGGAACATTGTATTTAATTTTTCTTGACGTTTTTTACACCCACAATCTTTTTTCACCCCCTTGGAGGCGTGATATTTTTTATAAAACTCCACTAAGTCTTTCATTTTTGTTCGGCGAGCTATCTTCTCGATAGAGTCGCCAAGGCCTTTGCTCTCTTTCATAATCTAAAAGTTACAATCGAATTCTAACATACAAGGCATCCCTTCTATAGCCTTCCATAGCGTCTGAACACCCTCTTCGTCTTGCATATACACAAGGTATCTATCCT